CGCGAAGGCGTCAAAGCTAACGCCGTCTCGATGAACAATAACGATGCTCAATTTGTCGAGCTTCAAAAGTTTAATCGGGCAGATATCGGGATGCTTTTTGGCCTTGAGGGGATGCCCGGCGATGGCGAAACGGACAGCTACAATTCCAGAGAGCAAACGCAGATAGCTTACTTGCAATGCTTGGATCGGTGGCTAGTCCAGTTTGAGGAGCAATGCGACATGAAGCTTTTGACGCCACTGGAGATCAGAAAAAACAAAGCCTACTTTAAGTTCAATACTGGGGCTATCCTGCGAACTGCGCTGAAGGAAACCATCGATGCTTTTAGTGTCGCGGTGTCGTCGCGGATTATGAACCCCAACGAATGCCGATCGAAGCTTGACTTGAACCCATACGAGGGCGGCGAAGAGTTCATCAATCCGAACATCCAGCGATCGGGTGACGACCCAGAGCCAGAGCCCGAAGACACGCCAGAGGACGACCAAGAGGACACCCAAGAGCAAGCGCGAAACGATCGAGCCGTCGAGCAAATGCTACGTGGTCTCATCAAGACGGAAGGCAACAACGCTATCAACGCATCGAAAAAGGCTCAATTCGTCGCTTGGATTGGGAAAAAGTACCCGCAATGGGAAGCAAAGCTAGCCGACAAGATCGAAGCGATCGGGCTCGACCGTGACCTAGCAAGGCTCCACTGCCAGGAATCAACGCGAATCTTAGCGGGCTTGGCGGCAAAATACGGCGGCGAATCGCTTCAAAAAGCCGTCGAAACTGAGGTGAAAACGTGGGAAAACAGACTCTTTAGCTTGAAAGGCTTGCCAGAATGATCGAAGTATTCAACGAAACCAACGAAATCCACCTATCGGGCGTTGTGGGCGATGGATGGGCCGAAGATCCAATCACCAAAGACGGCGTTTTGAAGGCTCTCAAGGCTTTCGGGTCGCAAGCGGTAACTGTCCGAATCAACAGTCCAGGCGGCGCGGCCGATGAGGGGATTGCGATCCACAACCTACTCAAAGACTACGGCGGAGAGGTCACAACCGTCAACGATAGCCTAGCGGCGTCGGCGGCCAGCGTGATTTTCCTCGGCGGGTCCAAGCGGCTTATGGGTGACGGGTCGCGGATTATGATTCATCGAGCAATGGGAGTGGCTTTCGGCAACGTGACCGAAATCAAGAAGACGCTAGCTGCGCTCGAAAGCTACGATCGATCCTTAGTCGAAATCTACGCCGATTTTCTCGGGAAAGATCCAGTCGAAATCCTATCCCTGATGGATGCCGAGACATGGTACAACGTCGATGAGGCTATCGCTTCGGGCCTTGCGACGGCTCGCTACGGCAAAGACAAAGACGACCGAAAGAAAAAGAAAATGACTTCGCAGTTCGACCAAGCTAAAGCGAATTTACTTCAGGCGAAAATGGCTCAGTTCAGCAAGGGGTTGGCGCAATGATCTACACGGTGGAAAACACAAGCAAGGCGGGCAGGCCGGTCGATTACATCCTCGACGGCTATGGCAATAGGATCGAGGGGCGTAGCGTCGAGTGCAACACAGAGACCGGCGAGGTCACCCAGTACCGGACCAACGAAAAGGGCGTACCGATTTTGCACTCATCGGGCAATTTTTGCGTTAAGCGGCGAATGATTTTTCAAAAGCCCTTGCAAGTCGTTTTTTTCGATCGCTTGACAAGCCCGGGCCAGTAGCCTAGATTTATTGCGTCGGCCAGAAGTGCCGACAACTCTGCAACTTATTAGCGGCAGTGACACACGGTAAGAACAGTTTGTTTCCCGTGGCAGTCATGCCGCTATCTTGGTTTAACGACTGCCACACAACCCACAAAGGGCAGTCCAAGTGAAGAGTGCAAATCAGCTACAAAAAGAAATCGAGGCCCTACAGGCCAAAGTAGGAGCGATTCAAGCGATCGCCAAGGAAGACAACCGGGAGCTTTCCACCGAAGAGCAAACCGAGATTGATTCCATCGTCGGCGACGACAAGAACCCTGGCCAAATCACCAATTTGGCAACGCAACGCGAACGAGCGATTCGGATCGAATCCGCTGTCTCGAATTCGGTTCGACAGGTCCGAGAGGCCCAAGCCGACTCCGAGCCAACCGGCAAGCCGTTCAAGATTCCAGCGCAAGCAAAGGCCCACAAGCCTCTCGTAGCGTTCAAGGGCGAAGATGCCGAGTTGAATGCCTATCGATCCGGCAAGTACATCCTTGCGACGATCTACAAAGACGCAAAGGCCGAGCAATGGTGCAAGGATCACGGCGTTCAAGCGGTAATGAGCGGCAGTGACGACCTGCGAGGCGGTACGCTCGTTCCCCCTGAATTCGAGAATGCCGTTATCGCGTTGTTCGAGTCCTACGGCGTGATTCCTCGATACTCCCGGCTCTATCCGATGGCATCGGATACCCTGAGTGTACCTCGGCAACTGTCCGACGTTACGGCGTATGCTGTCGGAGAGTCCGACGAAATCACTGCAAGCGATGCGACGTTCAGCCCGGTCAACTTGGTCGCTCGCAAGTTCGGAACGCTGACCCGCGTGCCAAGCGAACTCAATGACGATGCGGTTATTTCGATCGCTGAAATGCTCGCTACGTCGATCGCTCGGGCCCAGGCACTCAAGGCCGATACGGCTGGATTCTTGGGCAACGGCGAAGCAACAAACCACGGCGTTCAAGGGCTAGCCAATGTCCTTAACGCCGGATCCGTTGTGACGGCCAGCGTCGGCAATACGATGGCAACCCAGACCATCGCGGTATTCCAGGAAGCGGTTGGAAAGCTTCCAGACTTCCCTGGAATTAATCCAGTTTGGTTTTGCCACAAGGCGATTTGGTCAAACGTCCTCGGGCGTTTGCAATTGGCCTCCGGCGGCAACAACAAAGACGACCTTGGCAATGGCCCGGTAGTTCAATTCCTTGGCTACCCCGTTGTGTTTGTCAACGTCATGCCCAAGACGATTACCGGATCCTCGAAGTTTGCACACTTCGGAGACTTGGGTATGTCGGCAACACTCGGGATGCGTCGTCGCTTGTCGATTGCTGCGGATGCTTCGCGGTACTTCGAATTGGACCAGATCGCCTATCGATCCACCATGCGATGGGACTGGAATTGTCACGAGCGCGGAACGGCTAGCGAAGCCGGACCGATCCTGACCATCGTTGCAGCGGCCTAATTTACAACCAACAAAGAAAGACATAGGTGACATTTTGAACGACTTGCAGCACTGCAAATTTGTCTCGGCGGTTAAGCCGACGGCGATTACGGATAACGCGACGGCTACGGCTGACGTTGTTGATTGTCGAGGCTTTGACTTCGCTACGTTTGTAGTCCAGCTAGGAGCTACTGACATCGCATTGACGGCATTGAAAGTCCAAAACTCGGCAACGAGCGGCGGCAGCTATGCTGACATTACCGGGGCTACCTTCGCGGGCGGTACGGGCCTCGGCGGGGCTACGCTCGCCTTGCCAAGTGCAACCGACGACGGCCAAACTTGCGTTTTCCATATCGACCTTCGCGGGCTTGATCCGTTCTTGAAATTGGTTGCAACTTTTGGCGATGGATCGACGGGCGGTTTTTCCGCAGCGGTTGCAATCTTGAGCCGAGCAAAGTTTCCTCCGATCACATCGACCGGAATGGCAGACGGTGACGTTTGCATCGTGGTCTAATGCGAGTCGAGCTACTTAAAATTTGGCAAGATTTTCCAGTCGGTCATAGGCTGGAAGACCTGCAGGACGGCGTAGCGTTGATACTGATCGAAAGGGGCATCGCCAGTGCGATTGATACCGGAGTTAGTGACGGGGCCGACAGCGGACCCGATCACACTAAGCGAAGCGAAAAAGCAGCTAGAAATCGGCATAAGTGACACGACCCACGATACGCACTTGGCAGGCTTAATTCAGGCAGCCAGAGAGCAGTGGGAGCACGATACCGATTCGGCTACCTGTTTCGCTACGTACAGGATCCGGCTTGCGCAATGGACAGATGGCGTCGAGCTACCTAAAAGCCCGATTCATTCGATCACATCAATTCAATACTACGATGGGGCCAACACGCTCCAGACCTATCCGGCGATTCAGTACCAGCTACACGTTGACGCGGTAAGGCTTGCTTATTTGCAGGTCTTGCCCGGGACGGTAGCAAGGTGGGACGCCTGGACTATAACGTATAAAGTCGGCTACTCCGAAGACGGTTCAAAAGTGCCAGCGATCGCCAAAAATGCAATGCTGATGCTGGTCGCTCATTACTTTGAAAATCGAGACATGTTAATGTCCGAAGCAATGCAAACAATGAAGCCTTACGAGGCTCTTGTTTTGCGATACATGCGGAGCAGCTACCCATGAGGCCAAAGAACCAACGTACCGGGGCCTTACGGCATCGATGCACAATTCAACAGACGACCGAGACGCAAGACGCAAGCGGCCAACCTATCGTTTCGTGGTCCCCTTACGTGGTCGATGAGCCTTGCCAATTTACGCCGACGGCTGGAATCGAATCGATGAGGGGTCGGCAACTTGAAGCAGGGACGCGGGCAGTTTTTCGAGTGCGATACCGATCGGGCTACACGGTTCAAATGCGAGTTGTTTACCAGGGCGAAACCTACGGAATCACGGCGGTAAACATGGTCGACGGCTTGCGAAACTACATTGACATAATCTGCGCGGCGGTGTTGCCTTGAGTACTTCAATCGAAATCAACGAGGATCTTATCAAGCAAATCGGCCAAATCCCCTTGATGCTCAGGAATGCTCCATTCGGTCGATGCTTGGGTGCGTTTGCCAAGCCTGTTGCGGCGGCTTGCGAGGGTCACGCTCAATCATCAAGGTCTACTGGGTCGCGTAAGAAATGGTCTAAGAAATTTAAGAATAACGCGGCGTTCCAAAACGATTCGCGACAGCATTTTTCACACAAGGTATTCAAGGGCGGCGTCGGCGTTGTCATTGGAGCGACCTACCCGAAGGGCAATAAGCAACAATTTGTTATGCCGTACCGCAAGGGCGAAAGCTACACACGATACCACTGGGGCAAGCCCGGCTCGCCTGTGATTTATACGGGCCGATCCGGTCGGCAATACACTCGAATCAATCGATCAAAGGCGACCGTCGCGACATTCCCCAAAGAGCAACGCGCACCCATGCGGGCTTATCGCCAGACCTCCGGAGCTGCCGAAGCGGCTTTCGTCAATCAGCTTCAAAAAGAAGTAAAGGAGTTACGAATTGGCTAAGAATCTTTCACTGACTGGGACCGTCACGATTGCATCGAGCGGAACCGTATCGACCTCGATCACGATTGAAGGCGGTCGGACAGTGCTTGCACTCAGGACGCCAGCGACACTAACCGGGACTGAATTTAAGTTCCAGGTTTCGACCGATGGCGATAACTTTTTCGCCCTGTACAACGGCTCGACCGAATACGCGGTGACTGTTGCGGCTTCGAGGTACGTTTCGCTGAATACCGAAGTTATGGCCGGGGTGCGATTCCTCAAGGTTGTC